TCTTCTTTTTGAAGGCGGTTCGATATCCGTAGACGTTTCACTGTCGCTGTCGGTTTCAGTTTCGGTTTCACTGTAGTTTTCCGACTCGTCATCGGATATGATTTCACCTTCCTCGATTTCGGATTCGGATTCACTCTCGTAATCCGAGTAGACACGCTCACTTGGGTAGTAAATCTTGGGCAAATTATCGTAAAGCATTTGCCAGTCCACGTGATCTTCGAGTTCATTATCTTCGATGAATTCGTTGAGTCCGTTTCGGTCCTTGATACCCCAGTTGTTTTCGGCGATTTCAAGCCAATAATCGACATCATGTTCCTTGATAACTTTTGGGTACACGTAGACAATGTTTTCATCCGAGTCATGTTCTTCACGGGAAATCTTTTCACCGTAAATCAAACACATGTGATCAAGGAGTCCAACCTCGTCTTCGTATTCCGTCTCGGGAAGTGGTTCGTGACCAAATTCGATAAAGTGTACGTGACCATAAGACGTCTTCAACTTTTCCGGGGAAATACCCATGAAACACAAATATCCGTCTGTGTTTTCGGGCATAAACTTGTCCGGAAAGTACTTGGAAGACAAGCCCCACACTTCACACGTCTTACCACAGAAACGGCTCGACAACGAATCCATGTGTTGCATTCTTTCCAAAAAGGTCGCATTCTTCACGAGTTCGGTAGAGAGGAACATCTTATTTGGTTATCTGTATCATTTACGTTTCATTTGTTTAAGTGCATTTTATTAAAAATCTATCCTACTCGCGAGACGTTTACCAAACGTCTTCTCCTTAAAAATGCGTTCACGATTTTCAAAATCACGGCATCGCTCGATCGATTCGTGCAATTGAACCTGCACTTCAACAAGTTTATCGTCGCACGTAAACATATCTACCACTGGATTACTGGACTCCCAGGTCGAAAATTTACTGTAAAAACGTTCCTTTTCAAAATTCTTTTTTTCATTTTCAAGAGACATTTTGAGTTCATTCAAATAATACGCATAATCATTTATGTATTTATTCATTTCAATTTCATTCAAAACACTGATTCTTTCCCTGATAGTATTCACTACAGAATCATATTTCTTAGAATAATCGTCGTTGAACATTTGATAAAGACGAACCTCCCGCAATATTACTTTCAGTTCGGAAACATTGAGATCGTAGAAGTTTGCGTCTTTGTTTTTTTGGTGCATCTGGACAGACCTTTTCTTCATAGGAATTGATGATCTCTTCCCATATGCGCATCTGGATGTCGGTGCACAACGGAGATGTTGCTTGGCAAAATGCAACCTTGTATTCATGGGTTGTGAGTGTCGAGATATTTTCATGCTGCATTAATAACGTTTAATATCTTTATCTCTTTTTTCAAATTCAATTATAACGGTTTCCCCTGCTTCGTTTACAGTTGATAACCTGTCGTATTCAAACGGGTTGGTTGAATAAAGATATTTTATCACGATGTCGTAAAAAGACATTACAATTAATCAGATTTTTTCTTGCTTAGGTGATATTCTTCGAGTTTCTTCTTTTCACGCTTAATTTTTGAAACAAACTCTTTAGGTCCTAGAGTCAGTTTAGACAGGGAGAAATCGTCCATGAAATCTTCGAAACACTCTGGTGTGTGCGCCAAGAAGACGGCGACTGACCTGATGTATCTATAAATAGCAGTACTTGCGAATGCGTAACAAAAAGCTCTTGGATAAAGCCACCACATTTTATGTGTTTATATTCTCCTTTTTTTATCTACCTTAAATACAAGATGAATCTTAACGAAGTACCAAAGAAGGTCCAGTACGTCACGATAGATTCTGAATTTGTAAATGGTTCAAACAACACATTTACGATTGATTTCTCACTTGAATCAAATGTACACGTAGAAGACATGTCTCGTGTGATTGGATTTAAGGTCGTGGATTTTTACGTAACACAAATTGGCGAAAACGATGCAGGTAACACAAATGTATCTAAATTTATAGATGTCGTATGCGAAGACATACCAAAACGTGCACAAATATTAGACGAAAGAAATGGTGAAATATTAGCCAGAATACCACTCGAAAGAAGCTTCTCTGGGAGCAGCTCTTTTATACTAAGAGACAAGCAATGGAGGGCATTTCACAGAGAAACTGCGTTATTTAATCCGATATCGATACAAAAAACAAAATTCAAATTGTATGAATCTCAAGGTGATGGTGACTATGAACTTTTAAAACCAACTGTTTCATTCTACATGATTATTGAAATCACTACGATAGACGTGAAGGAAAAACCAAGAGACAGAGAAGTTCAAATATTATTGGCGTTAGACAAGCTCATGGGTAAAATAGATGATCTCAACACAAACGTCAAAAAATTACCTGATGCTGAACAATTGGAGAAAGCTAGAAGGGAAACTAAAAAATACCCATTTAGCTATCTTGTTATAATGATAGTTCTAATATTAGGAGGCGTTTATTATATAATGCCTAAGCAGACAACTTCGTCTCCTCAACCTTCTTTCTAGTGCGTCTGACGACCTTTTTAACCACCTTTGGCTTCTCTTCGGCTGGTTCGGGAGCCTTGACTGGTTCGGGAGCCTTGACTGGTTCGGGAGCCTTGACTGGTTCGGGAGCCTTGACTGGTTCGGGAGCCTTGACTGGTTCGGGAGCCTTGACTGGTGCTGGGGTCTTGTCGATGGCGTCGATCACGCGCAACAAGATACCATACATCTTATCCTTGTCCAAACGCTTAGACTTCATTTCATCTCTAATTTCTTGTCGGAGAGCATCCATTGTATAATATACATAAAGGAAATAATATCTTTAAATTAAATGATCTTCATAGGACCAACTCTTCTTTCTGGGATAGGTCAACATACTAAAAAGTATATGGATCTGTTTCCTGGGAGCAAATACATAGAAATTCACAATGAAATACCCGAATGCGAGCGCGCTTTCATATTCGCATTACCCATCAATAAATGGCTAGAACGCATCCCCGAAATAAAAAAGAAAGTCAAACACTTGCACTGCATGACCGTGTGTGAAACCGAGACCGTGCACGAAGATTACGGAAAGTTATTTGCACACTTTGATCGAGTGGCGGTTCCGAGTGAGTTCTGTAAACGTGTGTTTTCTAGGCAGTTTCCGAATACAGAATTTTATGTTGTTAGAGCACACATTCCAAACAAAGAGCCGTACGTTTTCTATCACATAGGAAACATAATTGATCAACGTAAAAATTTTAAAGATATACTCGAGGCATTTGTCCGGTTAAACAAACCAGATAGCAAATTACTCATTAAAGCTACGTGCTCTAAAGAAATGAAAATTAACCTACCAAATGTAGAAGTAATAAATGGATTAGTATCAGACGAAACGATGGATAAAATACACAGATTAGGTGATTGTTATGTGAGTTTCTCGAGTTCAGAAGGCGTTGGTATGGGTGCAGTAGAAGCTGCAATCAGAAACAAACCTGTTATAATCACGGATTATGGGGGAGCACCGGAGTATGTGAAAACACCGTACACAATTGACTGTGAACTTCAAGAGTTGCAGAATGATGATTTCTTGTTTAAGAAGGGTATGCAATGGGGCAAACCAAATAAAGAACAACTCTTGGAATTCATGGAAGATGCGTATAATAAACGTGTGAGATACATGGATCATTCACATACACATGAACTTGTTGGCGAGAGAGGTGTATCACATCAATTCCTCGTTGATGTAATTGGTAGCGAGAACGATCAAACCAGTGAGAATAGCACCCGAAGTGATTGATCCTCTTTGAGCAATCAACATAGCGATGATCTCATCAATGAACTTTATGTTAGTTGGTTTGTTCATTTTTTCTGGGACAATGTAAGCTATGATTATGTAGAGAGCCATAGCTATGGCGACAGGGCGCAAAGTTTCTTGATCAAACATATTACATTACACAAATATTTAATTTCTAGGCTGATGTTTTTTACAGAAATTCCCACACACTGACTTGAAACCACATGGTTTACCAGTCAGTGTAACAGCTTGACATATATTTTTCTTCTCCACTCGCACCTCCGGGATGTGTTCAATCACGAGCGATGTTCTAGAAGACCTAGCATTTTCATACTGTGCGTATTTATTCTTCATGCGATGCACCGCTCTTGCTAAGTGTTTACACTTATCTGTGGGTGTATCCACTCGGTACATACGCATAGCATCGACGAGGCACTGTTCGTAGGACATCTTCAAAATGTTCTGAAAATAAAAGTATATCGAATCAACTTAGGTTAATTTCTGTGTGCGTGAACAATAATATCGTGAATACCACCAACGATAGATTGCAAAATGAAGAAGTGAAATGCGTTGTGCACCGCCTCAGTGAATGTATTCATTTATACATTTTATTGAAACATTGAGATAACTTAGGTAAAAATCAAAGACCTCTACCTTTGTTTTCAGAAAACAGCTTAAGTGAGAGCCTCGTTTATTAAAAATCAAGTAAAATGAGTGAAAGCATCCAAAAGCTTACCCACGTGGAGCACATCTTGAAGAGACCAGACTCATATGTTGGTCCTGTTGCTCGCGTTGGTGAACAGTATTGGATCAAGGAAGGCGACGGATTCGAAAAGAAAACCGTCATCTACGCACCCGCGCTCCTCAAGATTTTTGACGAAATTCTTGTCAATGCCATCGATCGTAATTCACTCTATCCGAAACAGGTAACGTCCATCTCCGTCAACATAGACCGCGAGAAGGGTGAAATCAGTGTTGAGAACAACGGGCCTCTCGGGGGTATCGCGGTCAAAGAACACGAAAAGGAGAAGATTTGGAATCCAGAACTCACGTTCGGGCATCTTCTCACAAGTACCAACTACGACGATTCGCAACAGCGTGTTGTTGGTGGTAGAAACGGGTACGGTGCGAAGCTCACGAATGTGTATTCGAGCAAATTTTCCATCAAAATCAAGGATTCCGAAAACAAGACGACATACACACAAGAGTGGACGGATAACATGAAGACGTGTGGAAAACCGAAGATGCGTAGCTACTCGGGCGCGACTTCGAGTGTTTGTGTCACGTTCACACCGGACTGGTCTCGGTTTGGTATGAAAGGAATGGATGATCACATCTTCAAAATCTTTGAGAAGCGTGTCTATGATGCAAACATCTGTACCACACCGGGGTGTAAAGTCAAGTTTCAAGGTGAAGCGCTTCCGAAGACTGCTTTTAATGAATACGCCAAGATGCACACAAAATCTGACGAAGTTTGCTTGTTTACGTCGGATAGATGGTCTGTGTGTGTCGCGCCATCTGAAGATGGATTCGAACAAGTGTCCTTCGTCAATGGTATTTGTACCACGAAAGGTGGGAGTCACGTAGACCACGTGGCGGGTATACTCGCATCCAACATCATCGAAGACATGGCCAAGAAGATCAAGCTCAAACCCCAACAAGTGAAGAACGCATTCATGGTATTCGTGAAAGCAACGCTCGTGAATCCAACCTTCAGTAGTCAGGTCAAGTCCGAGTGTACACTCAAACCACAGGAATTTGGGAGCAAATTCGAGCCTACGAAGAAGCTCATCAAAGATATTCTCAAGACGAGCGTTCAATCCGAACTCATGGCGCTCTCCAAATTCAAAGAGATGAAAGAACTTCAAAAGTCCGATGGTGCGCGAAAGTCTAAAATCACCGGTATACCAAAGTTGGATGACGCAAACAAGGCTGGGACGCAACAATCTGGAAAGTGTACGCTCATCATCACGGAGGGGGATTCTGCGAAATCTCTCGCAGTCGCGGGTCTTTCTGTGGTTGGTCGTGACTATTATGGGGTATTTCCGCTTCGCGGGAAGTGTAAGAATGTGAGAGACGCATCCGTCAAACAACTCACAGAGAACAAGGAGTTCAGTGATCTCAAGAAGATTTTGGGTCTTCAACAGGGCAAGGTATATACCTCACTCAGTGAACTCCGCTACGGTCGTCTCATGATCATGACGGATGCGGATACGGATGGGAGTCACATCAAGGGTCTCGTGCTCAACATGATTCACTACTTTTGGCCAAGTTTACTCGACCTAAATTTCGTGGTGAGCATGGTCACACCCATCATTAAGGCGACCAAGGGTTCACAAACCATGTCGTTCTACACCGATTCTATGTTTAGAATGTGGTATGGAAACGGGAGACCTGGATGGAAAATCAAGTACTACAAGGGTCTCGGTACCTCGACGTCAGCCGAAGCTCGTGAGTATTTCAAGAACATCGAAAAGCTCACGGTCAAGTTCGACACGGATGAGAAGACAGATGACTCTATCGTTCTCGCATTCGACAAAACAAAGGCTGATTCTCGTAAGACGTGGCTTCTCGAGAGCACCGAAAAGCAAGGGTCTGATCTAGAGATCGCGTATGGAAACGTGGATAGAATCAACATCACGGAATTCGTACACAAAGATCTCGTGAATTTCAGTCTCGCAGACTTGAAGCGTTCCATCGCACACGTGTCTGATGGTCTCAAGCCTTCACAGAGAAAGGTCATGTATTCGTGTTTCAAGAAGAACTTGACCAGTGAAATGAAGGTGGCGCAGTTGGCCGCATATGTCGCAGAGACGTCTGCGTACCATCATGGTGAGGTGTCTCTCGCGGACACGATCGTAAAATTAGCACATAATTTTACCGGGTCAAACAACATCAATCTTCTCGAGCCGTGTGGTCAATTCGGTACGAGACTCATGGGTGGTAAGGACGCGAGCCAAACGAGGTACATCTTTACGAAGCTCACAAAGGATGCGAGAAAGCTCTTCGACGCAAAAGATGATGCCGTCTTGAAATACCTCGATGACGATGGTAAGCCTATCGAACCGGAGTACTACGTTCCAATTTTACCTACCGTGTTAGTCAACGGCACAGAGGGTATCGGTACGGGATTCAGCTGTTACGTACCACCTTTTAATCCAAAGGATATCTGTGAAAACATAGAACGAGCTATTTCCAAGCAACCGCTCAAGGAAATGAAGCCTTGGTTCAACAACTTCAAAGGTAGGGTGTTTAAAAACACTGATGGGTTTTGGGTCACGGAAGGTCTTTGGTCTACCACGAGCACCGGAAACAAGATCAAGATCACAGAGCTTCCACCAGGTCGTTGGACCCAAGATTACAAAGAGTACCTCGATGGTCTCGTAGACAAGAAGGTCATCGCGAGTTTTGTGAATAACAGTACCACCGAAGACGTGGACTTTACCATCACTGGATACACAGGCAAAGACATCATCAAGGATTTTAAGCTTCAAAAGTCGTTCCACGTGAGTAACATGCACCTGTTCCACCCGACAAAGGGAATCAAAAAGTACGCGAGTCCAGAAGAGATTTTGGTTGACTTCATGGAGATTCGAATGGATACATACAAGAAACGTAAGGAACACCTGTTGGAAGTTCTCAAAGAGAAGACCAAAAAGCTTGAAAACATGGCTCGGTTTGTGGATGCGGTCATTAACGAAAAGATTGTGGTGTTCAAGCGCAAGAAGGTTGAACTCGAAAATGAGATTTCGAAGACGTTTGATAAGGTGGATGATTCGTACGATTATTTGCTCAACATCAAGACGTACCAATACACGAAAGAAGCGGTGCAGGCACTCAATGAAGAGACTCACAAAACAAGGAAGGAACTCGGAGACTTGAATGCGACGAGTCACCTTGACATGTGGAAAACGGATTTAAAAATATATAAGCAATAAGTAGTATGTGCGATAGATCTGGTCCAGATACCGGTGCCGCACTTTGCCTGTCTGCCATAGGACAGCAGGACACATACCTATTGGGTGACGAATCACTCTTTAAGTACGAAGAGAAGAGACACTCCAACTTTAGAAAATTCCATAGAAATTTTAAGGTTAACAAACCGTCAAATGCCGTGAATGGCTGGCCTTTTAATCAATCGATAAAGGTTACACTTAGACCACAAGACATGGGAGACTTGTTATGTAATATGTATATAAAGATCAAATTACCCGGTTTGAGTTCATCGAATTACAATTATGCTGACCGAGTTGGTAGACACCTCTTTAAAAAGATAACTATGCGCGTGGACGAAACTGTTCTAGAAGTATACAGAGATGACATTGGATTCATTTATGATGAAATGTATCTGGATCAATCTGAAAGCGTGAGTAGAATTTATACAGATGGTCGATTCATATATAGAGAAACTGTATTGAGCCCAACATTCAACTTCATAAAAACAGGTGATACATTTGTATACGTACCAATCCCATTCTTCTTTTCCAGAAGCTACGAATCATCGGACTACGAAACAAATGTCCACAACAGGCCTTACTTTCCATTGTGTGCCATAAACAAACAAAAGCTTGAATTTGACATAGAGTTTAGACCACAGACGTTTTTCACGGATGACGTGGCCACACTTACAATTGACGATTTTGATATAGTTACTGAAGAGATCACACTCACACCAGATGAGCGCCTCTATTATACATCAGGTAAATACGAAATCATCACAGATATATTCAAGACCCACCCTAAGGTCGATACCGTACCAGGAAATGATAATCTAAAAATAGAACTCACACCCGAAAACAGGGTAAAGACTCTTCATTTCTTTTTCAGAAACAAATTGTTTGAAGACGAGAGTGTTTCAAGTAATGTGAGTGTTTCTCCACCGAATAGCAGCACATCGGATCAAAAATACCACTATTATCACAACCGTTTTAATCTCACACCTTTCCCGGAATACAAAAGAGCAGTCGATTCTTTGTCGGATGACGTAGCATCCGAGGCTAAGCTTTTCATCAATGGCCAAGAATTACCGTTCATAAACAGGGTAGATTCACATTATTACAGATATCTCACCCCACTCAATCACAAGTTTCATACCACACCCAGAAATATATACACGTATACCTTCTCGATGAATCCAAGAAATGTAGACCCATCGGGAAGTTTGGATTTCACAAACATAAAAAATAATCGAACTCTCATAGATTTCAAGATGAACCCATATTACGGAACGAATGAAACTTTCACGTGTCACATTTACTACACGTGTTACCAAACGCTCACATTTGAAAATGGGTACGTAAGCACTCGAGAACTTCTACCCGTAGAAGGAGAATTACCTACCGAATAAACTGTTTTTGTTTTCTTTTATGTATTCGATGACGCCATTTTTGATACACCATTTGATGAAATTGAGTTGAGCCACAGTCGTGCTTATTTCATCAGATGTACCCGGCACCTTATAGGATATCTTGTCTGAACGACAGAATGGGTCGAACAGCTTTTTGCTATAGCCATCGAGCGTAGACTTATAGGCACAATGCACACTAAAGATTTTGCCGTCGATAGTTTTATACATTAGGTTTGTCTTTTTAGAATAATTGGTTATGAACCATTCGAGGTTACGGAGGGAAATACCACCTGTTTTGGTGAGTATCTGCATAAGCGTCTTACCGTTTTCAGGGGTACCGTAAAACGCATCTATGGAATTTAACAGAATATCTGATTTCCTCATACTACATCATACTTCTTAAATCTCTAAATTGGTTATTGTTAGATGCTTCGCATGCTGGACAATTAGGACTATACATGGGAGGAAATGTGTGGTTGTGTCTCACACTCGAGTTCATATTTATAGGCTCATGGAGTTTGGGTGTATTTGCGTGTGATAAGCAAAACCCGCCATGACTCGCTTTTCTAGTACACGGTTCTCCACCCTTTTTGACACCCATACAATACCCCCTGGGATTTGGCATATCCCGCATTAATAATTTGAGGGGAATGTTATAATTGGTCGATACGTTTTGCACAAATTTTAACACGCGTTCATGACACGCCTTGTCTAAATCTTCTTCATACGCCTTGACCAAATTTTCAGACACTCTCATCTCCTTAATACATTATAGCGTCTAATTTTTAAATGGTAATTCATCGAGAGGTGTCTCTTTCTTCTTCTTTGGTCTTCTCTTTGGTTTAATCTTGGTGAGGAGTTCCCCGAAAATCTCTTCTTTTGGATCCTCGAATAGAGGTTCAAGTAAATCACACACCGGATTGATGAATTTATTCATAAAATAGTATTCGTAATCGATTGGTACATTGTTTTCCAAGACGTACTTTGGATC